CTCTCTCAGTGGAAACGTGGCAATTGACGTGCCTCTCGCGGCTGCTGCTGATATAGCGGTACAGACTTTAGGCGGAATTGATCTAGTCATACCAGTGGCGGGTCAGTCATCTGTCACGGCGACCACAGCAACGGAATTAGGGTTACAGGTAAACCTTGATGGTCAGTCTGGCCTCGGAGGCGTATTTGCTTCTGGCTCTTTAGCCGGCGGCATAGAACTGCATATATTTGTCGAAGGCGCATCGGTGCTTCAGGCAGCTATTACAGGCGGTATAGATCTATCTATCCCTGTTAATGGTGCTGTTGCTAGCAGCGTGTCTACCCAAGGCGACGTAGAGCTACTGATCCCTGTAGCCGCACAGGCAGAGGTATTAAGCACCGCTAATGCGGCAGTGGTTCTAGAGATTCCGCTTGATGGCCTTTCTGATCTGGGCGGTGCACAAGCCGTCGGTTCATTGGCCGGTGATGTTTCTATAGCAGTACCTCTAGCGACGACTGTCAGTACAACGACTCAATCTACTGGCGGTATAGAACTAGAAATACCAGTGGCTGCACTGGCATTTGTTGCTGCTGATACTGAGGCTGATCTTGGCCTGACTGTTAACCTTGATGGTCAGTCGGATATAGGCGGTGTTTCTGCCACAGGTACACTAACAGGCGGTATTGATCTTCACATATTTGTTAGCGGCTTCGCAGATATTGCAGCAGCTACTGATGGTTATATTGAGCTAGACATTCCTGTAGCGGGCGCAGCGGCTAATAGCGCGTTTACTGCGGGTGGCATCCACCTTGATATACCTATTGCGGGTGATGCATTTGCAACGGCAGTCGCAGAGCCTGACGTTAATATAGTTGTTAATTTGCAGGGATCTGCCGCCGCACAAACAGCAACTGCTGGCGACCTGCATGTCACAGCGGCACTTGGCACGGCGGTGCTTGGTCCTGTCGCCGCTTCTGGCAATATTCACATCACTAAGAATTCAGCTGCCAGCGCCGTTGCAACTGCTGCAGTTGAAGCAGACGTCCATCTCGATATACCGGTAGCCGCTGATCCGGCGACTACGCTGGTAACACTAACTCCTGACGCGGCGCTTCGAGTAATTACATACTACGACGACGTAGTTGCTGCAGTTACAGTGAGTGGTGCGAGTGCTGCATATGAATTAGACAACTCAACTTATTCTGCCTCCTTTGGCTCTTATAGTGCTACGCCTGTTGCCGCGAACGCCACGTACTCTGCGGTCGTAAGTGGGGTATCAGCAGTGGCCACGGTAGAGCTGGGTGTGATTGCTACAGCCGAAGTTGAGTATGCAGAGACTTACATAATTAGCTATTTAAGGGCTGCGTAATGGCTGTTCTTTATTCAAACAATGCGGCATCGACTTTGACCGGCGGCATTACTGATACGGCTACGTCACTTACGGTGTCGACCTCTAGTGGCGCTGAATTTCCAGATCCAGGAGTAGGTGATCATTTCTACGTGACTTTGATTGGTGAGGATGAGGGCGCAGCAGAAATTGTAAAAGTAACTGCCCGCACCGAGGACACGATGACGATTATCAGAGGCGTTGATGGAACAACAGCAAGTGCATTCAACGCCGGCGATAAAGTCGAACTCAGGATGACCAAAGCATTAATGGACGACATCCAAGAAGATGCAGCAGACGAAGCGATGGCAATGGCTATCGCGCTAGGCTAAAGGTGAAGAATGGCTACTAGCTTTCTTAATGCGACAGCAAGCAACGTTGGAACGAGCGAGGTCACAATTTACACAGTGGCGGCAGATTCTAAAGCGCTACTTATAGGCTGTAATGCAGCAAATGTTTTTGGCTCTATCGTGCCTTTTTCTTTAATTCTGAGGCGTAGTGGTAGCGACATCTACATCGCGAAAGACTTGCGCGTACTCAACTCGGAAAATGTTGAAGTCATGAAAGGCCGAATAGTTATGGTCGCCGGCGATAAGCTGATTGCCACGGCTGGAATAGATGACGCATATGATGTCATCGCATCTTTGTTAACAGGGGTTAAATGATGGCCGGATTCTACGAGGGCACGGATTTAGCCACACAGACTTTTTATGGTTTTCGTTTAGACAACGCCACAGGCGACCTAAATGTCGAGATTATCAACGATGGGAGTGAAGTGCATATTCCTCAGGAAGGGGCCATAGATGCTAATGATTACAAAGCGTGGGTCTGGAGTCGAGACACTATTCGATTCCAGTGGGCTAACAACGGACACTTAATGGTGAAATTCTTATGACACAACTTATTGATCTCGGGAAACTGAGGTTCCATTTCGCCGGTGAGTGGTCCTCTGCTACGCAATATGAAGCCAATGACATCGTTAAGTATGGTGGTAATGTCTATGTCTACACTTATGGGCTGAAGACTTCTGCCAACCTGCCTACCGATAATGCTTACTGGGCATTGATGGTCGAGGGATTTAAGTTCTCTGGTGTATTTGACAGCTCAGTTGAGTACCAAGTCGGCGACGGCGTCACTCACGGCGGTAAGGTATATGTCGCGCAGCTTGACACTCAAGGTAACACTCCACCTAATGCCACTTACTGGTCTCAGTTTGTCGATGGCATTCAGTGGGAAGGCGCCTATGACAATACTGCTGCTTACCAGAAGAATGACCTTGTCTCCTACGGAGGCGGCTCTCTTTACATAGCTAAAGTCGACACTACCGGCAATTTACCCTCGGACACTACCTACTGGCAGAAATTCTTAGAAGGTATATCAGTACAAAGTATTTATAACGCTTCGACTGTTTACACTGAGAATGACCTTGTCGCTTATGGCGGCAACGTTTACCGAGCAAAAGGTGACACTACTGGCAACGCGCCAAGCAGTCCCACGCACTGGGAAATTTTTGTATCGGGCGTCAGCAACAGAGGCGCCTATGATGCGGTGGTAGCCTACGCGCTGAATGATATTGTCGCTTACGGCGGTAATCTTTACCGAGCGAAGGTTGACACCATTGGCAATGCCCCAAGCAGCACCACACATTGGGAAGTATTTTCTACTGGCTTCAATCCGCTGGGGGCATACGACGCCGCTACTGCCTATGCTTTGAATGACGTTGTTGGTTATGGCGGCGGCTTGTATAGGGCGATTGCTGATACTACTGGCAACGCGCCTACCGCCACAAACTACTGGCAACTGTTCCAAGATGGTATGAACGCCCGCGGGGTGTGGTCTACTGCGACTGCTTATTATCCTGGCGATGTTGTTAGCTACGGCGGCAATACTTTTCGTTCATTAACAGCCCATGCTTCCGCTAATTTTGATACTGACCTTGCAAATGGGCAGTGGGTTAAATTCAACGGCGGTGTTGCTTGGAGAGGGGCTTGGAGTGCCGGAGTTGATTACTTAACTGACGATATTGTCAGGGACAGCGTCGGCACGGTTTACATTGCTAATTTAACTCATACCTCCGGCATTGATTTTGCTTCAGACAAAGATGTAAGCGGCGCATGGACGTTATTCGTAGCAGGCGGGGCTGATGTTTTGCCCGCTATTGTGTCGGGCGATTCCACAAAGCAGCTTTCGATTTCGGGTGATGGCGCTACGTTAGAATGGACAAGTGATAGCTCTGCTAATGTTTATTATGTAGCGTCTCACGGGCAAGACTTAGTAGGGTACGGACGATCTATAGCTTATCCATTTGCTTCAATTAGGTATGCCTGTTCACAAGTTGTCGGTAATACTAAGTCGACTATTTATGTAAAGAACGGTACATACGATGAGCAATTGCCGATCATAGTCCCAGCTAATGTAGCAATCATCGGAGACAGTCAACGGACGACAATAGTACAGCCCGCATCCGGCGATTCCGACGGTGGCATAATACCAAATAACGAAGCAACCATGTGGCTGCTATCTGACGGCTCTTTGCTCAATAAGATGACTTTTAAGGGCATGACGGGCTGGCTTCCTGGAACTCCGGCAGAAGATATTACTGTTTCGACTGAGCGTGGCGTTTTCTGCGCTTTGAATCCCTCATCCGCAGTCGCTACTAAGTCGCCTTACGTAATTGAGTGTTCGGCAATAGGATCAGGTGCCATTGGTGCAGTCGTCGACGGATCAGTACATTCGACCGGTAACAAGTCGATGTTATTCCACGGCTATACGGTTATTGCTGATAACGGTGTGGGCTTCTGGATCAAAGAAGCGGGCAAAGCAGAGATTGTATCTTGCTTTACTTACTATTGTTATTTTGGGTATGCCACGACTGGCGGCGGCTTCATACGCGCGCTAAATGGTAATAACTCGTATGGCACGTGGGGCGCAGTTTCAAGCGGTTTCGACAGCAATGAACTCTACATTTCAGGCGCAATTCTTGGCCAAGAACTTAACTTCACGCTTGCGTCGGGTAATCCTGTTGAGGGTGAAACGGTTACTGACAACGTAACTGGTGGTACGGCCACTGTAACGAATATTCAGCTATCTGCTAACAAGATCTATGTCAAGGACATCACCGGCACGTTCGGCGTTACTAACGGCTTGACGTTCGGTACCTCTGGCGCGAACGGATCAGTAAGCGGGGGAGGGTTAGAGGACCAGTCCGGTTTTATTCTAATGATGGACGGTTTTGATGGCGCTCCAAAGCCAGGCATGAGTCTGTCGATTTCTGGAGACCCTATTTCGTACGTTATCCAATCTGTAAGTGGTACATACATAGATGCTACGAGTGAGCTAATAATTGTACTTGCTCAAGAGAAAGTTGCTGGGTCAGCTGACAACGCGGCGGTCCATCTGCGTAAGGCGTACTCGCAAATTCGGTTGACGGGGCATGACTTCTTAAACATTGGCACCGGCGGAATTGCGACGACCAATTATCCTGGCGTCCCAATACAGCCGCCGGCTCAAGGTAACGAGACGAATGAAGCGTTTCCTGGGCGCGTGTACTACGTGTCTACGGATCAAGATGGAAACTTCCGTGTAGGTGAGTACTTCCGAATAGACCAAGCAACGGGTAGAGCTACGCTTAATGCCAGCGCATTTGACCTCGCGGGTCTTACATCATTACGACTAGGCTCTATTGGCGCACAGCTTGGCGAAACTATTAACGAGTTTTCCGCCGATGCCACTCTTTCAGGGGCTAGTAACTCTGCAGTACCTACTGAGTATGCAGTAAAGACTTATGTCGATACGACAGCGTCAGGAGCACAATCTGCAGCTGAAACCGCAGCTAACGCTTACACAGATTTACAGCTCGGCAGCGTCTCATCAACAGATATTCCGTTCATAGCATCGATCTCTGCTGACGGGTCGGTGCCATCAAATTCAATGCGTTTCTCGATGGACACGGTCACCGTTAATAGCGGTGTCACTTATACGATCCCCACCGGATCTTATCATTTTGTACTTAATCCGAACGGCTTTGCGCTGTTTCAATAAATAGGACTTAAATTATGTCTAAGATAGTTGTGGATCAAATCCAAAAAAGTGGTGGGGCTGCTCTTACTCTGCCAAGTTCAGACGGGGTTGCTGGAGCATCTTTGGTAACCGATGGGAGCGGCGCTCTTTCTTTTGCTGCACCAGCTGCACCGCCAGTTCCGCTCGTAGCTCCGGAAGGGTATAACAACTTCGGTTCTATAGTTTCACATACCGACCGCCAGAACATTTATTCTACGGGTGAGTGGACAAGTAGCGGCCCGTGGACGTCATTTACTAACTATTCTTCTCACCAAGATAATCACGCTATTCAATTTATGAATATGGCGCTGGGAGATGGAATGGGGGCGAACGGCACGTCGCAACAGCAATGGATAGGTGATACCGAAGGTGCTCTCAGCCGCCAGCTTCTATTTGCTAATGGTAATCGCCTCGGTTACTCGCGTGATCAGTTTCATTACGACAACTCCCAATCAAACGCTGGACATTCGTGGCAGATAATGCCGCTTAGAAATCCTACTGATACTGATATTACTGTGACGCTGAAAGCCTACGCTTCAAACTATTGGCAGTCGGGATCAGAAGGTTGCGCGCTATTTACGTTTACCCCGACTGCCGGTTTGTATTCAGGTGTCATTAGCGTAGTTGGTGCGTCACTTGCACAAAGCACTTCTAACGCAACAATGATTAATATGACGGGAAGCGCAACTATCCCAGCGTACACAACAATTCTTGCGTGTATTGCTAGCACAGACTGGTACACCACTACCTATAGATTTAAAGACACTAATTTTTTCTATGATCTCACTGCGCTTGAGGCAGCGGGCGTGATATGTGACATGTCTATGCTTTCCTCTCTGAGGAGTACGCGCTTTAACATGGGCTACACAGGCACAATTAACACTAATTTTCCAGTTCTTTGGACTAAAACGGCAACCATCTACGGAGACCGATAATCATGTTTGCATATTTTGAGAACGATATTGCTGTCCATTGTTCAAATATAAAGCCCGAGGGTGACTTCGGTGAAGGTTTTGAAGAATGCGATGATTCATTTATGGGTGAACGGCTAATTCGCGTAGACGGCATCATAAGGCCAATGACCGAAGAAGAGCTTGCTGCCGAGATTGCTTCATTACAGGAATAGGGGGCGCGATATGAGTACCAAACTCGAAGCGGGAGAATTGACTGCAACGACTATTAAAGCATCTTCACTAGAGGGCGCTTTATCATATGAAGGTGTCACAGCGCAGGCGTCTACAATGAGGACATTGGTAGCTCCTGTAATACCGGCAGGACAACAGGCCTATACTGAAGCAGGAGCGTACACCTTTATTGCGCCTCACACGGGTACCGTGAGTGTTGTAGCTATTGGCGGAGGGGGTAGTGGGATTGATGGGAGCTCAAGTTACGGCGGCGGCGGCGGCGCGGGTTTGGGTTGGAAAAACGATATTAAGGTGACCAAAGGCACTAGTTATGATGTGTTTGTAGCGCGCCAAACACCAAAAGGGAGCGATGCACAGAACTCCTATTTTATTAACACCAGCACTGTTGCGGGTTATGGGGGTGGACGGGGCTACCCCTCTCAAGCTGCTACTGGCGGGCCCAATCAAGGCACGTCGACTTACGGCAAAGGTGGTGGCTTTTTTGGTGATGGAGGCGGTGCCGGAGGGGATTCAGATTCATCAAGTGGCTCAGGTGGAGGCGCCGGAGGATATAACGGCAAAGGTGGTGATAGATCCAGCCTGCCTGCCGCGAACTCAGGTGGCGCCGCCGGCGGCGGAAGATACTCATCCACATACGGTTGGGGCGCCGGAGGCGGCACAGGTTTGAACGGTCTGGGCGAAACAGCCACTGGCTGGTGGCATGGCTCCACGGGGCAGAATTTTACGACAAGCCAAGGTAATGGCGGCGGCGGCGCTGGCGGGTCCGGAGGTACGAACGGAATGAGTGGTGAGAACCCAACAAACAGCACGGGCCAAGGTGGTAACACAGGCTTGGTCGGCGGTACTTGTGGTGGTGGTGGCGGCGGTGCCGGCGACGGATGGCCTGGTAATGGTGGAATAGGCGGTATTGGGGGCGTTCGAATTATTTGGGGCGCCGGCCGGTCATATCCCAGTAACGCAACTTAAACGGCGGTGGAGAATACTATGTTGTTTATAGAAGTTAGTAATGGTGGTTTGCCAGTTGGGCATCCCGTCACGCGCAAGAATTTAAGCTATGTATTTCCTGCGGAGGAAATCAATGCCCAGAACATGCTGCGACACGGCTACCACCAAATTATAGATATTCCCCCCGAGATAAATGACTCTCAGAGGCTAGAAAAACTCGGATTTTCAAAAAAAGAAGACGGCTCATATTCTGTTGATTATGAAGTTGTAGACTTAACAAGGAAGAACGCATTGGATGAGTTGATAAGATATCGCCGTGCGGAACTTCTTCTTTGGTGCGACTGGACTCAAGCAACAGATAGTCCTTTGACAGAAGAGAAAAAGTCCGAGTGGGCAGCGTATAGAGCGCAGCTGCGTGATATGACTGATACTTTTTCGGAGGCGACAAACCATAGTGAGATTATATGGCCTGAGCCGCCCGCAAAATAGTGACGTTACGAGAAGCAATAAGCGATGCGCACAACGCCGCTGAGTCGCATCCGTTTACGGCGTTGATTATGGCGGGTCAATTACCGGCGCGTGTCTATTTCTATTATTTGAAAGGGCTTCTAGCCTGTTATGAATCAATAGAAACTCGCGCCAGAGAGCTTGGGCTGCTGGTAGATATGGATGGGATCTGCAGGGCCGACTTGATGGCACTCGACCTAGCTTCTTATCAGGACGCCGGCGAGCTAGCAAGTTCGGACATCTCAGCGAGCTACACGCGGTATGTTCGCGAGCTTACCCGCGAGGAAGCGCTTGCGCATCTATACGTACTGCACATGGGAGATATGTATGGGGGGCAAATCATGAAGAGCAAATTGCCAGGCCCTAACAATAGATACCTTTTTGATGACAGGCCAAAACTAATATCGTGT